ACAAGTGGCTTTGGTAATATCAATATTGGTACTAGCACCTTTACTGGTAATGGTAGTGGATTAACAAACGTAGATGCAGAAACATTAGATGGTATTGACAGCGCAAGTTTCTTACGCAGTGACGCAGCAGACACTATGGCTGCACTACTTACTATAGAACACGCCGGCGACGAACTTTTAAGATTGACCGATACTAGTGCAAGTGGTTCTCCAGCAATGACTTTTTATCAGTCAACTACAGAAAGAGCTACTATCGAATATCTAGATAGTGGAGATGTGTTCCGTTTTACTAATGAAACTAGTGATGAATACTTACAAATTGGATCTGGTCATACCGGTCTACAATACAACGTGAGTGGTGTAACTGGTGGACTTTACACAGTTTGGCACAGCGGTAACGACGGTGCAGGAAGCGGGCTTGATGCTGATAACTTAGATGGATTAGCATCTACAAGTTTTATACGTAGTGACACTAACGATGCATTCTCAGGAACACTAAGTGGTACAGGTAGCATTAGTATTACTGGTAACATTGGAGCAACTGCATTTACAGGTGACGGTAGTGGACTTACAGGTATCAGTGCTGACGATGCGCAAACGCTTGACGGTATTGACAGTACAGGATTCTTACGTAGTAATGTATCTGATATAAAAACAAATGGTAATCTAAGATTTGACGATAGTGTATTCTTAAACTTTGGTACTGGAACTGATGCAGAGATGTATTTTAATGGTACTGATTTCTTTATTGATATGAACAGCGATGCAGATATTCGCTTTAGAGATGGTAACAGCAGTAATAACACTAGATTCTTCTTTGATATTAGTGCAGGCGATTTTACTGCTGACGGTGAAATAACAGCTTATTCCGATGTTACACTTAAAGACAATATCGAGGTGATTGCAGATCCTCTTACTAAAATACTAAGTGTAAGAGGTGTTACATTTACACGTAAAGATAAAAATGATGGTCAAGTTCATATGGGTGTGATTGCACAAGAGATTGAAGAATACTTCCCAGAAGTTGTTAACACAAATGACGAAGGTATTAAGTCAGTCAACTACGGTGCAATGGCAGGTGCATTTATTGAAGCGTTTAAAGAGCAACAGTCTCAAATCGATGAACTGAAAGAAATGGTGCAAAAATTACTAGATAAATAATAAAAAGATAGTCGCTTTGGCGTCTATCTATATTGACTTGTATTAAATAATGTGCTAGTATAAGAACACTAAAGGAAAGTAAATGGCATTACCTGAAACCGGCTTAACTATTACAATGTCAGAGATTCGTAACTATTTTGGTAGTAGTACGACTCCTGTATCGTTAAGCGCCGACTTAGCACCGTTTCTTAGCATAGCCGTATCGACAACTATTACAATGAGTAGTACATTTGGCGGATATTACTTTCCAGCTACATAAGGAGTTGAAATGAAAACATTATTTGAAGTCATTAATCTTGACTTAGCACAAGAATATACAAAGGCACGTAAACGTGCTGTACTTGCAACAATCGAAATGGATGCACAAACACAGATTGAAGCAAACAAAGCCATTGACGAAATGGATATTCCAGAAGACGATGAGAATCATCACTGGGTGCAAAAGATTGGTAAAGCAGCAGGTGCAGACTTGCTAACACTAGGAAAAGTACAACCTGAAAACATGCTGGCAATGGCAAGTTTAGGTAACGAAGGCTTTAGTGCCTGTGTGAAGGTTGCTACAAGTTCAGCCCGTGAATGGAACAACTTAACAATCGCAGCTGAAAAAGAACTTAATCAAGAATCTATTCCTAGCACAATGTTGTAATGCAACTTAGTATTTGTGTACCGGCAGGTGATACATTACATACTGTATTTGCAAATAGTTTAGTTAATCTTACAAATAGATTGACAAAGCTAACAATACCTTGGAATCTACACATTGTTACAGGAAGTGTTATCTGTCAATCAAGAACAAAACTTGCAAATGAAGCACTTGATAGCGGCGCTACACATTTGCTATGGCTAGATAGTGACATGTATTTTCCTGCGAATGTTTTACTTGATTTGGTAAATCACAAAAAAGATATTGTCGCTGCACAATATAGCACAAGATATTCTCCTTATCAAACTGTTGCTTTTACAAATCCTGATAACATTAACGAAAGACTAAATGCAAGTTTTGGCTTACACAAAGTTTGGGCAGTAGGAATGGGATGTATGCTAGTAACAAGAAAAGTATTTGAAGATTTACCCAAGCCTTGGTTTGCACACGAATACAATAAAACTTTAGACTCGCACAGCGGCGAAGATATATATTTTTGCAACCAAGCTATGCATCATGGTTACGATACATACATAGATGCTAGTATAAAAGTTGCACACATAGGAACAAAGGCACATACATTATGAGAGCTATTGATAGATTTGAAAGATTTTCACAACCTACACATAATGCCCAGGACTGGCTAAAGAATCATATTTTTGACCGTTATCCTGTTATTCATACAGAAGAAGAAATAGGAGACTGGCAAAATAGCACTGATTATGTTTGGCTTGTAGATCCTGATATTCAAATCTATGATAGTTTTCCTTGGTACTACAAACCTAGAGAAAATGACGAAGTTGCTATACATGCATTTCCTTATGTATTCAAAGAAAGTAGGAAAGTCAAGTCTTGGGAAAAGGTAAGACTTGTTCCAACAACACCTGGATCATATAAGACTTTAGAACATGCACATATTTGTGGCCATTATGATCCTTATAAGGGCAAAGAAAAGTTTGACATCTTTTTTATAGGAAATGACAAAACAGTTCATGATAATCTTATAGACAGAGGCTTTGGTGTTCAAGTTGTTGACAGTATTCAACAAGCACAAGATCAAAGTTTTAGTGATATGTTTTGGGTTGTATATGATGACACAATCATAAGAAATACATTCAAGTTTAGTTACAAACCAGATGAATGGAGTTACGATATTCCACATGTATTTTGTAACGGTGATATGGATAGATTAGATGGTATTGTTCTTATGCCACGTGATTATTATATTTCACAAAAAGAAGCTGAACACAGATTCTTTACAAACAAAAAAGAAATACGTATCATGGCAAGCGATCCAAGACCATACGATCAGTTTGTTATTAATACCTATTCAGATTATAAACATGCAATGAATGTTACTACTACAGACATGTTTTGGGGATATAGTGACAAGATTATTGTTAACGAAGAGTTCAAGTTTGATTATTATATAAGTCATCATAGCACAGACAAGAAAAGTAATCATGCATGGTTAAATGGCAACAAATACGATGGTGTGTTTTTGTTTAGTAAAAAAAGTCCGGTAAGTGAAGAAGAAATTACATTTCGACAACTAAATGAAAAAATAGATCATGAACAAGTTGCAAGTGTGCCAAAAAACTTTGAACGTTTTACTGTAGAAACCTACGAACAATACTTAGAGGCAGTAAAGTCGTGTGGTACAGACATGATGTGGTTAATACCAGACGATGTTGAACCTTGTGAAGATTTTATTTGGGATAGATATTTTCATGAACAAGAAACTATAGATTTATCTACTAATCATGTGTTTTTGAACGGGGAAAATTTTGACGGTATTGCATTACTTACTACTGCAATGGAAATAACTGAAAAAGAGTTTGAACATAGATTTTATGTTAATAAAAAAGAACACAACATTGTTGCAAGTACTCCTAAAAAATATCCTGTGTTTACAATAAACAACTATGAAGATTATACAGAAGCATTGTACAACACACATACAGAAATGTTTTGGGGTGTTCCAAGTGACGTAGAAATAAAAGACGACTTTGATTTCAATATTACTTTCAGTCATCAAAATAGATATGACAGAAATATAAATCATGTATTTTTAAATAATGAAAACTATGACGGAGTTGTTCTTTATAGTAAGCACGTATTGGTAAGTGAAAAAGAAATAGAGCACAGATTCCTTGTAAAGAAAAAAGAATGGGACGTTGTTGCAAGTATGCCTAAACAATATCCTATATACACAGTTAATAACTATCAAGATTATTTAGAGGCAAAACAAGATTGTAACACAGATATGTTTTGGATTGTAAATGATCATATTTTACCTAGTGCTGATTTTGATTGGAACTTTTATATAAGTCATCATAATCAATATGAACGTAAAATAAACCATGTTTGGAAAAACGGAGACTATTACGACGGTGTTGCACTAATAAGTAAAAAACTAAACATTAGTCAGCGTGAAATAGATTATAGATTTTTTGTAACAAAAAAAGAATATAACGAACAAGCAAGTTTGCCAAAGCCTTATGACATTGTGTTTATTAGTAACGGCGAACCTAATGCAGATGAAAACTATGCAATGCTGTGTGATAAGTTTCCACGAGCAAAAAGAGTTATGGATATTAAAGGTATTCATGCAGCACATAAACGTGCAGCAGAGCTAGTTGAAACAGAAATGTTTTGGGTTGTAGACGGCGATGCAGAAATCATTGACGGTTTTGAGTTTGATCATTATGTACCTGCATACGATATTGATGGTAAAGATACTGTGCATGTGTGGCGTAGTTTTAATCCAGTTAATGGACTTGTTTATGGATATGGTGGCGTCAAACTATTGCCTACTGTTCTTACAAGAAACATGGACGAATCTACTACAGACATGACAACTAGTATCAGTGACAAGTTTAAAGGTGTTGACGAAATGAGCAACACAACAGCATTCAACACTGATGCATTTAGTGCATGGCGCAGCGGATTTAGAGAGTGTTGTAAACTTAGCAGTAGAGTTATTGATAGACAAAAAGATGATGAAACTGAGTTTAGATTAGATGCATGGTGCTCACGTGGTGATGATAAACCTTTTGGCAAAGCAGCAATCAACGGTGCGATCAATGGAAGAAAGTACGGCGAAGAAAATAAAAACAATCCAGAAGCACTTAGTAAAATTAATGATTTTGATTGGTTGCAAGAACAGTTTACGCTATTATATCAACAAGTTTGATAACAGTTTCTAACTTTTGCTGATTAGTTTTGCTACGTAATGTATTTGCTAAACCGTTGTGTAATGGTTTTGGCCAACTACCAAAGTTTACCCATGCATACCCGTTGTGTTCTTCATTAAGTTTTGGAATAAACTCTTTATCTATTACACACAAATAAGTATGAAAGTGAAAATGTTCGTCACTGCTTATAAAAGTTTCTAATGGTACAGTTTTTTTAATATCAGGAAGTAGCCCAAGTTCTTCTTCTATTTCACGTTGCAAGCCTTGCCATGGTGTTTCTTTATCTTCATTAGTGCCTCCAACTAATCCCCAAAGATTTTTTGTTTTACTTTTACATCTGTGTAAAAATAAAAAGCGTTTTGTATCTAATGTATAAAATAAAGCACCGCTGCAAATGATTTTGTTCATATAGTATATTATCTTATAATACTATAGTCCATGTTCCTCTTGGATACAATCCATCTACTGCACTTTGCCAATAGTAGTTGTTCCAATAAAACTGTTGTCCAGTTGTAACATTAGTAATATATGTGGTAGTATTGTTTGCACTTGCATCCCAAATAATGTTCCATTTAGTACCGTCCCATTCACATATATCATTTGCATCAGCAGTAAAATCTGTATTATCAGCATTTTTCCATGCTGCTGCACCGTCTTCGTTAAGAGAAAGTATGTATTGAACTTTATCGCCAATATCGTAAGATGCATCAAGGATAATAACAAACTTGTCATTTACATTTGAACCTGTTGCAGATACTTCTGTACCATTTACCAATACTCTAAAACTAGTAACAGTTTCGTCTCCAACACGACTGCCTAGTGACGCACTTATACTTTGGTCATCGATTAGAAAATCTAAATCAGTATCGATACGATTAGTTTTTGTTGTAGCAGTAAACGCTCTATCTACTTTGTAACCTAAAGGTCCAAGTGTTAACACACGTACACCTGGAGTTTTTATATTCTCAGGATTGAACTTAATAGGATCTACAATATAATCTACAGTGCCAGATGTTGTTACAGGACCTGTGATTATAGTATTACTCGGTAATGTATCTTGATCCCAAGTAATGTCCATTATAAAACTATCGTTTTCTCTTATTTCAAATGTACC